AGATAACTCATAATTATGAACATCAACTGTAAATCTATCATTATCAGGAACTCCATCAAATGAGAGTCTCTCACCAGGAAAGAATGTTCCTTTTACATCATAAGCAGTAAATCCAGTTCCAACAGATCCGTATCTGAGAAATCCAGTAGCGCCACTTGATTGTCCTTTAATATGTGTAGGAACTGTTAATGTTACTGATGTATTGACTTGAAATGTGGTATACATTTGTAAGTCCCACAATGCTATATCCCACTGATTGATAGCAGCATTTTGAGTATCATATGAACCAGTTTCTAAAGCAAAATCATATAATCTAGCAACACCTATTTCAGAACCTGCTGCACCAACTGCACCTGCATCAACAACTCTATTTGTACCAGTAGCTGGACTTGCTACATGAGAGCTAGATGGTCTTTTTTCTGATCCAACTCTTTCACTTCTTAAACTTATTGTATTACTATTGTTAAATCCTAAAGTAGGTGATCCAGTAACATTATTAAGTTGAAATGAAGGACCAAATCCAAAATTTACAGATTGATTTTCTACTGTTTTTACTTGTCTAGGTTTAAAAACGTCCATATTAGTGGCACGTTGATATTCAACTTCATATCCTCTTACATATGCTTTACCAGGTGAAACTTTGTATACAAGTAAGTCATCACTTGGATCATCTCCTCCCTCTGTTATTTGTCCTTCATTATAAATTCCCCTATTACCTACTCCATCATTTAAACATTCTTTAACTGTTGTAGTAAAATCTCTAACATAATAGTGTCCAGATTCATCATATGTTCTTCTTGCTAATTCATCTCCTATGAAATTGTAATCTGTATTAATGTTATCACCCACCAAAGCACCATTAATAACTTGAGTCAATTCAATAAAATTCTCGTCATTAAGTTCATCAATATCTTTTCTAGCTAAAGTAGCAGTAATTTTAAATCTATCAGCACCAGGTGCTGTAAAGTTATTAAATCCTTGAGCATTATCTGTCAAAGATGGATCAATATCTGCAGATATAACTTCTTCTTTTATTTGAAATCCAATTCTATGACTTGTATCATTAGCATACTGATCTAATATTAAAACCCCATCATCAACATCTACAAAATGTCCTCTTAAAAAATAAATTCCTCTAGACAGTATGAATGCCATGCCTGTAGTAGCTGAATCTACTGCTATAGTGCTTGAAAATCCTTCACCTGCAGATATAAAAGTAGTAGCAAAACTTATATCTTCAACTGTTTGTAAAATTTCATTATCAAAAAATTGATTTGATTCATCATCAGAAAAACCAGATTCTCTATATGTAACATATAAAGTAAAATTACCTCTATCTGATTCTTCATCTGTAATATATGTTACTACTTCAGCAGTTATACCTGATGATGCACCTCTAATTCTTTTTCCTATTAACTGATCCAAGTATAAACTTACAGGAATTCCTAAAAATTCAGCATCTATTTGTATACCCTGAAATGTATCTTCAAAAGTAGTACCACCAGGTATTACTTTAGCACCTTCTTTAAAGAAGTGATTACCCATATTTTCAATCTGATCCTGAAGGATAGATTGCATGGTTGTAAGTTCTCTTGCTTGAACAGGAAAACCAGGTTTATATAACACCTTATAGTAATTACTATCAGGCGTAAAATCATCAAAGTAGGGAGCTACATTTAAATTGGTTTCCTTAGGCATGATTTTTTAGAATTGCAAGATTATTTTTAGATCTTCTTTTTGAGAACTAGATCTGGTAATAGAAGGTCTATTGTCAACATATACCACTTCACCAGAATATTTTTTAATTTCTGGTTGAGCTACACCACTGACGAAATTCTGACCCAAATAATAGGTCCTATTATTTATCACTGTTGATACACCTTGGAATCCAGTGTCAATTCCAACAGCTACACTACCACCATTAATGGTATAACTTCCACCTGTAGCAGTACCAGGTGCCTCTATGAGGTGTGAAAATCTATTTACCCTAAAACCATATATTGGGTTAGGTTCAGCAAGTCCAGTGGATGTAAATCCAGCAGTTGTCCTATCTTGCCAATATTTTAATACACCTGTATTTTGATCATATGATATCACTCTACCAACAGCAGTAGACCCAACTCCTACTGTTTGAGTAATAAAAGCATCAGGAGTGAAAACTGCTGAACTGTATCCAGCACCTGCTAACCTTAAAGCATATACAGCACTTGCTTTTTCAGATATTAATAACTCATTAGATCCTTGAGCTTGAGGGTTCTTTAAAATACCAACTCTAGCAAATTGTTGCCCTGTAACAAAGTCTGGGTTTTCTGAATCATTTTCAAAACGAGCATATGCTAATGCATTTAATGCACCTAACTCCAAATAAACATCCTTTCCATGCCCACTTGGTGGAGGTATGATTACATTAAATGTGGGAGTTGTAGTTCCTGTGGGAACTCCACCTGCTGCTAAGTCAACACTACCAAAAGTATATCCAGATCCACCATCTGAAACTGTCACTGTTTCTACTTTTGAATCATTATTGACCACAATGGTTGCTTTACCACCTTGACCATCTCCCATAATGGGAACATTTGTATATGTAATATTAGCAGTTCCAAGACCAACTCCTCTATTTGTAATAGTACAAATTTTAAGTTGACCACTGGCATCTGCATTCTCTCTCATAGGAGTATATGTTGCATTAGTAAACCAATCATCAGGAACAGGAATATAATCAGTTGAATCAAATTTTATTGCATCACTTGGTCTTACTGTATAAAGATACTTCCAAATATATCCATCACCGCTACTACCAGCAGCTCTTGGTTCTAAATCTGTAAATGTTGGTTCATCCAATGAAGGACCACCCTGATTATTATTTTCAGGATTAGCATTATTAAACAAACAAATATAAACTCTATAGTCTGAATTTATTACATAATAGTTTGCAGAATATATATCAAAAGCACCAGATGGTTGAGATGCATTATCTCTTGTAATATCATTTCTCCACATATCATATGAGACACCAGATTGCCATCTTAACTTTCTAACCACCTGACTGATATCTGAAGAGTTAATTCTCTTAACTGCTAACATAGTGTCATAATAATCATCAGACTGACTGAATGCATCTTTTGGTGCAGGAGGATCTGAATCCCAAGTAGAAGCATAACTTCCAGCATTAGGCAGACCAATAAACGCATAGTAAGAGTTTGCACTGGATTGCACACCAGATACAAAGTTACTTGCATTCACTATTCTCAGTTGATCAGTTATTATCGCTGCCATTTTTAAGTTTTGTTTTTATTTATAGAGTTTATATTGAAGGATAGATGACCAATGATCCAACCATTCCAGAATGACTAGATGCACAAGCATAATACAAGGTATTTGGTGCTGAGAAAGGAACTTCAAACTTGATAACTCCCACTGCTGCTGCAGAATTAGTAATTCCTGTGGTATAAACATTACTAGCATTGTAAGTACCTGAACTAGTTTGAATAGCAAACCCATGTCCAGATGCATTCATATTAAACTGATAAGTTTGTCCTCTAGCAAGATATAAAGTTGAGTTTGATGCATTAGATAATCCACCAGGTCCATTAAAGATATAGTTAGTAGAACCATTGTTAGTAACTGTCCATTCAGAAGTTACTAATTTTCCATCTCCACCACCAACATATGATTTAGCAGTTACAATACCAGTTACATGACCAGCATCAATATTGTTCTGATCAATAGTAACACCAGAACCAACTATTACCTTACCAGTTACTCCACTATTATTTTTACTGACTAATTGTAACCAGTTTCCACCATGTGCAAAATACATTAAACCTGTATCATGTCCATGAGCAACAGCACCATGATATGTAGATGCTGATGGGAAATCACTTACTTGAGCATAATAGAATGGAATTACATTATTTGTTTGAATACCAACTATCTGATGATTTATATCAGCAATAGCACCATTTACAACTAATCCATTATGGATAGTTGCTGATCCACTAACATCTATATTTGCATTAACATCAGCATTACCCCCAAAGGTTGATACTCCAGTTACATTAATTTGATTTACTGTAAGACCCCCAGTAACATTACCACCACTATTAACATCTATAGCTCCAGCAAATGTAGAAATACCAGATGAATATTCACCAACAACTAGAGTATTTGTCCTGACATCAGTTGTATCAGCAGCACCAGCACTAACTGTAATTGTTTTTGTGGCACCAGATCCAGATGCAACTACACCAGATCCTACAAAGTTTAATATTGTTCCTACAGTTGATAATGCACTTCCTTCATCTTGAACAGTAACTCCACCAGTAACATTTGAAATATTAGATCCATCACCATGTAAGAAGTTTGAATAAACATCAGTTGCCTGTAATGATGTAGCACCTGTAATAATACCAAGAGTTGAGATACCTGGCACAGCAAGACCAGTAGTGACACCAATTATATTGAGACCTTTTGTATGTGCACCCACAAATAATGTGTTTACAGTAGCAAGACCTACTACATTTAAATCATCAAAATCATTTGGAGGATCAGATATAGCATTTTCTATTGTTAGTTTAGTTGTAGCATCTAATGTTGCTATGTTCTTTAACTGTCTAGCACTACTAATTACTTCATTAGCACCTACTGAATATGATGTTCCTGTTACTATTCCTGATACAAAGGCACCTGCTGCATTGAATATATGAGCACCTAAAGTTGCAACACCTACTACAATACTAGGTGTCCCTAGTAATCCATATGCCAAGTCTGCTCTAGTGGCAGATGATGCAGTTCCAGTGACATTACCAGTTAGAGCACCTATAAAACTAGTTGCAGTTATAACACCAGCTTGACCTGCATCAATTCCTTTTGAGTGCATGGTGATTGCTGTTCCAACTACAGCAGTGGTTAATATACCACTATTACCTCTTACTAAATTTGAATTTATTGTAGTAATGTTTGCACTAGTTACAGAACCAAATCCAATGGTAGCAGTGTCAGTTATAGTAAGAGTAGTGGCAGCAATACCAGTGTGATCTATGAATACAGTGTTTAAACCAACAAAATGATCAGATTCAGTTACATCTTGAATTGCTAAAGACCTAGCAGTTACACCAGCTGAGACATTAATACCATCTGCAGAGGTTGTAACTATACCAGCTACCTTAATAGTTTCATTTGATATTATATTACTTGCAGTCATTACACCAGCTACAGTGTATCCAGCATCAGAGAATGTGTTGATACCTGCTAACTTTGTAGTTCCTGTTATTGTTCCTACGCCAGTTACTTGGAAGTTGTTTGCATTTATATTAGCAGTGTTTGCTAATCCAGTTATTACAGGAGCACCAAAGGTGGTACTTATGCTCAGAGGACCTGAAACTGTGATAGAACTAACAATTCCAACAAATAAACTTGTTCCATCTCCTATC